GTTTTAAAGGGATGGGATTGGGTTTAGTGATTGTCCGGTTCGGAGTTGATAGTTACGTTGTTGCACCTGTTTAACAGTTTGTTGCAGTTCTGGAAACTCTTGAATAACAAGGCGTTTGGCGACACTACGATAGCGTGTGATGACTCTCTTAGCAAGACGCACTCGGGGATCGGTGTCCCCTTCACCACCTCCAAATTGCTGGAAGTTCTGTTCGGCTTGTTTGTATGCAGGTGATTTGAACAGTGCCTTCAATGACTGGCGAAGGGTTCGTCCGTAGATCTTGTGTTCACTGGTGAGTTCCAACATGCGGTCGTAGGCTTGCCTTCCATCGGGATTGTAGAACTCTCTCATGTCCGTTTCCTTGCCCTTTGTCCAGTTATGTTGGGGCATCGAGAAGCCATACAGAAGTCCTTGGATCTTTTCATCCACTAAGTCGTTTTTGGTTGACTGGATGTAGATGGGATTAATCATGGCTAAGACTCCTCCTGGGTTCTGTTTGTAAACAGCTTCACCAAGGAAGGTTCTCTTTGGGGGAACTCTTTCTTCTCCAATCGGAACCTTACGCCAGATCGCATCTGAAAGTGTTCGTGACTCTCTAAGCATCTGTTCGCCGTTGGCGTTCTTTAGTTTATCCACAAACATTGGAACTACCATTGCTGATGCGATGTCCTTGAACGTCTTAGGAAGATAAATTTCAGGCTCCCGTGTAAGGTTAAGAATGTTGTTAACTCCACGAAGGAATGATTTATCCGTCATGTTCTCCGCAATGGTAAAGGACAACGCTGAGAACACCTCGGCAAAACCATCATCATCATCAGGGTTCATCTTTGTGAACTCCGCTGCATCAGCAATAATACTGATCATGGTTGCTAGGGGGTCTACCCGTTCATAACTGACATACGTCTTTGAGCCATCTTCATTATTAAATACGAAAGAGTAAGGTCTCCATCCGGTAGCCATTAACGCATTACGTTCTTTTCTGTTTCTTGGTCCTCCTCCGGTGATTCGGTCATTGTTCTGGGTCGCAAAGTAAATCATTGCCCCAGATGCTCCTACAGCGGTTGCGTATCGTCCTTTAGATGCGGCTTGTTCCATCGGAGTGAGTTCTGCCCATTCCTTCTTCCGTTGATCTGCGGTCTTTCTTATGAGAGGACTTAGCTTTTCAATACCTAAACCAGGAAGTGTGCGTCTCCACCCAAAGTGAAGTATGTTCATAGGAGTGCTTACAAACGGCATAAGGAACTTAAACACGGGCATGTGGTTCAATCCTTGTTTAATAAGCCTTGTGTAAGCTCCTGGTTCATCGGTGAAAGTGCTTTCACGGGCAAACCTCTCAGTGGTTCTGGATAACACATCAGCATTTGATTTATCCATACCGATGTCGTTGATTTGTTTCTCCATGATCTCGGCAACTCGTTGTTGGAACTTAACAGCATCAGCCCGACTCAAACCTTCGTCGTTCGCTTGTTTAACTGCGGAACGCATCATCCTCGCTTCAGAGTAAAGTGACCCGTCTTTGTTAAACATCTTTTTGACATTCTTATTAACGTATTGTTCAACTTCACCGTGCGGAATCTTTTTGGCAATAGCTTCAGCCACAAAGTGCGTCCTTAGATACTGCATTGAGGCCATTGTTTTGTTAAGTGTGTCAACCGATCCGTTGATCCTGTTAGGGAGCCTTGTAAGGAAGTTAATGGTGTCCATGACCTGAGACATCGGTTGGCTGCTTAGGAAAGCGTTTTTAGAGAAGTTGGATGAAGCAAACGCTCCAATCTCCTCTCCCGAGTCATCAAACATCCGTGGACCTCCCAAGAGAGCATCTTTGTCCATCTCTAGGGCTGCTCTTCCCATTTTGAAAGCGTCCCCTACACCGTAGAACAAATTGTGCATGGAGATGGAGGCTTTGAAGAGAGGAATGTTACCTGTCATCAATGCGCCTGTGGCTAGCTCAAGTTGTTGAAGAGTCCTTGAGATAGTGGGTGTTGCTGCGTTAAGAACGAATGTTGCAGGACCACTGAGGAGACTTCCTGTGAACCACTGTAATCCTGCGTCCAGAACCTTATGGAATCCTGACTTCTTTGCTGTTTCGGCTATGGTCCGTGTAACCTCGTCGCCTTTCCCCATCTTTTCAGCGAAGGTAAGGCGTTTAGCTAGGGTGCGAGCATCTCGTGATCCTAGAGTCTGGTTAATGAATTTCTTGTATTTGGTTTCGCTTGTGATTTCCGATGCTTCGATTCTTCTTCGGGCTTCTTCTTCCCGTGCCTTCTTGATCTTTTCGATCTGCTCTTTGGTCTTCTTGATGTCGCTCTTAGGCTTCTTGAGTGCAGCTAAGGTCTTTTCCAGTTGGTTAAGCTCCTTGATCTTGTCTACCTTACCTTTTAGCTGTTCGATCTCTGCTTCAACCTTCGCAATGTCTTTGTTGTTGTTCTTGAGGTTGGCTAGTCTTTTTTGCAGACCCTCTCTTGTTTTCGTGGCGGTCCTAGCTTCCTTGACCTGCTTAGTAAGATCATCGATCTTCTCTTGTGATGCTCCGTCCTTTTTAAGTTGAGCAAGCTGGCGTTGGAGAGTTGAATGAGATTTCCCCCCGGCGGGTTTAAGACTGTCAATCTCTGCTTGGATTGCGCTTGCGTCCATCTCTTCAACCTTCACTTTATCTTGAAGGTCTTTGAGTCGTGTTAACTGAGTAACATCCTCATTCGCTGCTTTCACCTTGGCTTGTAGATCCACTTCCGTTTGATCCACTTCGGTCTTCTTTGCGCCAGCTTCATCAGTGGTTTTCTTTGCGCCAGCTTCGCGTGTCTTAAGGTAGTTATCAAGATCCGCTTGGGTCTCCTTCACTGCATCCTCTGCGGCTTTAACATTAGGAGACAGGTCAGCGTCATTGGCAAGGTCTTTGATCTCCTGCTCCATGACTTTCCTAGTTTTACTGTTACGCTCAAGACCTTGAAGAAAGTCATCACCTTCAAAAGCGTCCTTGTAATTCTTGGAGAACGATTCCACATAACTATTCAAGGATTCTGTTACAGTTCCTACGTTTTTGGCTTGTCGCTGTGAGAAGGCGAAACTCAACCCCGAACCAATAGACGAACGATGCGCCATGTAGTTTCGAAGCTGTGCATACGCTTCAACCATTTCAAGCTCTAGGTTTTTTACTTGTTTTTCATCCAACCCTTTGGACTTGGAGTTTGCTATTTGTTCAGCCAATCCTTGAACTCTGTGAGTGCTTACTTGCATCCCTTGAGTGTAAGCGTGTTGGTGTAACATCACGGACTGGATAAGCGCAAACGCATCCTTAACGTAGTTGCCGTCTTTATCCTTTGTTGACACTATCTTTAGTGCGTTCCTGTAAACCTCTGGGTTTCCACCTGTAACTGTTTCACGGGCAATAACATCAGCAAACGCTTGCTTGAAGTTTTCCTCCGTGACTGTGGGGAAGTCTTTGTCTAGCGTGGAAGTAATTTTGTTAACAACTTCTCGTTGCGCTGCGAACGTCTTCGCTCCCACTAGCTGTTCAAGTGCGTTGACATTGTTTTGGAGGGCTTCTGGACCTCCTGTATAACAGGGTTCACTCATGATTGTTGATTATTATAATTGTTGTTATCTATTTACACTCAGGGTATTTAGGAAGGATGCTTGTTGGGTCCGACTTGGTGTTAGGGCTTCCAACGTAGTTCAGACGGCCCATTTGCACTTCAGCTTGCGCTCTCAATAATGATTCTGGAAGCAATTCTTCCACTTCATCGGCCAGCTTCAAGCCTTCCTCAGTTGCGAGTCCTGTGTCCACTAGAGCGTGTTTAAGCTCCTTGTCAGCAGCTTCTTTAGCGGCAATGGTTTCAGGCGAGCCATCCAGTTGTTTCCCTTTCTTAAGAGCCTTCGCGCTTTTTATAAGGACTCCTCCAATCGCGCCCAATGCTCCTCCTTCAAGGACGTTCTTCATGCGTCCCTCAAAGGCACTGTCCTCTTCGTTGGACTGTAGGTATTCTGTAATTGAGTTACGGGTTGCATCATGTCCCACAAGGAAGTCACTAAGTCGCGCCTCGTGTTCGTCGAAGGCAATGAAGTCAGCCGTTGCTCCAGCCGTGATTGTCTTAACACCCGATACAAGTTTACTACCGGCTCCAAAAGCCTTGGCTCCTTTCGCGGCTAGACCAGCAACTCCAAGACCAGGAATAAGACCTAATCCAAACTGAGTGATACCTTCAACCAATCCTCCAACCATCCCTTGTGGGCGATCAAAGGTTCGTTCGGACCATTCATCGGGAAGGGCATCAAACAGGACCATATCGGCAAAACCTACGAGTGATCTTCCGAATCCTTCAACACCTGATGCCACTCCTGTTGCTACGTCTTCAATGAAACCCACATCATCGGGAGCTTCTCTCTTCATCTGCTGGGCGGTTTGGAAGCGGTCGAGATGGGCGTAATCCTCATCAACCTCTCCGAATGTGGTAACATCTTGGGAGTTAGGAGCAAGGAAGCGTGAACTTTTAAGTAAGGCTTGAGAAGCGAAAAGACTCATGTTATTTGTTGTTTTGGGGGTTACTTGGTGATGTCGCCAAATAGTGATTCAAAGAAGGTCACTTGGTTTTTAATTAAATCCTCCAAGGGCATTGATGGGAGGTAGATGGCTCTTATTTTCTCTAAATCAGAACTGTCTCCAGTTTTTATGTATTTTGTAACAGCCCCCATGTTAAAGATGCGTTTTTTGGTTTCCTCGGGTTTGTTGAAAGTATCAAAATAATTGTAGGGGATTACATACTTGTTTTCGTCTGTAAACAGTCCTAGGACACCTCCCGTCCTATAGGTTCCACTGACGTTCCCTCCGTCCTTAATTAACACATCCAGAGGGAGTCCACTGTTACGGACAACATCTAATTCATTTGTAACTTCTTGGTCGAATGCGTCTGTTTTGTAAACGCTTGCCATTCTTTTTCCAATAAAATTGCGTCTCCCTTTGTTGCTTGCCTCACGCACTAGACTGTTGATTAGCTTTATCCTCTGGTTGACTGGGTTTCCTTTCACGGCTTCCCGCCCATACTCATTAGCCAATGTCCTGTTTACTTTGTTAATATCGTATTTTGTTACACTTGCACGAGGTCGTGTGTCGAATCCTGCGCCGGACGCGTAAACACTACCACGGTTAATGGACCCTGTGGAAACATCAGGAGTCAGTTTCCCATCTTCATTAACGATGACACTTCCATCACGAGCGGATTCGTAGTATTGAGCTTCGTCCAATGCGTGAAGCTCGTCTTCGGTTTGCTGCTTTCTCTTCTCTTCATCTGACAAGGGTGGATTTTGAGATTTAATCCGGTCGATGTAATCCTTAACGTAAAGACCTACGTTACGCTTGTAGCGTTCTTGTAGTGTATTTTGTAATCCGTTTCTAAATAACGATTGATTTTTTTGTTCTTCATCGGTTTTGTATGTTCCTAGAAATAGCTCATTCTCGGGAAGGTCAACCACACTCCCCACAGTTTCTTTTACGGCTTGTTGTAAGGCATTTGCTGTGAGTATCTTAAGTATTGGATCTCGGAACTCTTCATATACAGGATTAACACCATCATTTACCTCTTTTGTAATGTAGTTTTTATAGTCCGAAAGTGATGCTCCTGTGTCAATAGTTGCACTTTCAATAATATCTAAATTAGTTGTCATGTCCGCCTGCTCACGCGCACTGAGGTTAAATTTCTTTTGAATCTCTTCCCCTAGTTCTTCTCGTTTCTCGTCCGAGGTCTCTGCATGGATCTCACCGCGTCCATAAAGACCGTCCCGCGCTCGTGCGTAGGTGTTACTAAGTGAGATCTTTTCTTTATCGTTCCATTTCTTCGTAGGGTCATTAAGCACCTCATCTTCCATTTCTTGCAAGGAACCAGCGAACGTGTCTGGATCGTAACCTGGTTTTACCTTTTCCGCAGCTATCATTGAAAGGAGATCGCTGTTGTGGGAGTCAATCTTCTTCGTGTCGATTTTGCCCTCGTCAGCTTCAAGCGCGTCTTCAAGAAGTGCTTCTGCGTTTTGAATTAACCTCATCCCAGCGGAGGACTTATTGATTGGTCTCCCGTTGATGTTAAGAGACCCGCTTTCCATTGCCTCTAAGAATAGATCGGCTGCACTGTGGTCTTCATCTTCAATAAGCATTCGATATTTTGCAGTGAGTGCTGGGATTAGTTGCGCTTCGATTTGGAACTTGTCTAAACGCCCTGCGAACCCATTGTCTGTTGCGAAATCAAGAGAGTATTGGAGGTTGTCCACCCATCTCTGATTAGCAGCATCTTGATCGAACAGTTCTCTCTCGATTTGAACTCGCGGGTCATCAGGGTTAGCAAACTCTGGGACAATATACTCAGTTTGAATCGGTGTTTCAGCCTGTGTAAGGAAGTTGGTCTCCACTGCTGCAAGAGCTTCTTTTTCTTGGAAGTCCCTTTTGCGTGCGTCAATGCTCGCTGCTGCTTTCTGAACGTAGTTAGGAATGATCGCCTCCATCGCCCTGTTATGCCTCACGGCTAACCACGAGTTAGTCCTTACTGTATCTAGGATTCCTGGAGCTAGAGATCCAACTAAGCGACTCTGGGCATACTCCTTGATGGATTCGTCTGAATCAAATTGTAAGAGTTCGCCGTTAGTCATACCATCAATCTCACTGGAAACCTTTTGGAGGTTTGGCTTGATGCTCGCGTCAAATAACCTCTGATAAGCTGCCTCTTGGAACGCTTTGTTTCCCCCGAGCCATGTCATGAATCCTTCAGCCTCGGTGTCCCCGTTGTTCCATCTCTTTTCAATCTCCTCAAGATCCATCTCTTCAGCTTGCTTCAAACCCGCCGCAACACTTATGTTCTTTGCCTGTCCTAGTAGTTGCGGAAGCTGAGAGAGCGCACGGGAGAGTTCTGAGGCAGGGTTGTCTTTAAGAGTTTCACGAGTAACGACAGAGTAGTTACCCATGCGTCCAATAGTAGGAGTAATGGGAACCTGTCCGAGATTAACATCTACAGGGCGGCGTTGCTCACTCTTAAGTAAGGATGAAAGTAGTGCGTCTTGCTGGGTCATATGAAAGTGTTCTTTTTGTAGGTGTGTTATTCTTGTTTTTACTGTGGCATCGTTCCTACTTGGGGAAGCATTCCAGGTCCAACAGGTGCGCCAGTGTTAACGATTGGGTAAGATGAACCCCCACCTGCCCCAACGGGATCGCCGGCGAGAGCTTTATTTACTTCTTCTGGTGCGCCCATGTCTTTAGTAACACCATACATCGACATCCCCGTTTGGAGTCCTTGAAGACCGGATTGAAGAAGGCTGGCTTGTCTGATCGGGCGGTTGATCCGAAGCTGGTTCATCATTGTTCGTGATGCTTCCTCCTCCAAGGTGAATGCGGATTGAGTCGCTTGGAGATTCGTCTGGCGATCCTCGGAGAACTGATAGCGTGCTTCTTGTGCTGCGAGGTCTCGCTCTAACATATCCAAGGTGCGTCCACCTACGCCTCCCTCTGTGAGGGCACTGAGTGTAGTGCTGGACTTGGCTGCCATCCCTTTGATCTGCGCTGCGTCTTTACGTTGTGCGCGTGCTATGCTCTCTTGAGCCTGTCTAAGACGGACAGCGGTGTTCGCTTTTCCTGCTCTGATCTGTTCAGCTTCAGAGGCTCGTTCTTGAGCTTTTTCTTGGGCATTAGCAGCGGCTCTTTGACCAGCGTATGATGTTATAGCGGTTAAGCCACCTACAACGTAGGGGACAGCGGGAAGACACATAATAATGTTATTCGTTGGGGTGTATAATAAATAAGGAGAAATCGTTTTCTTTTGGCTCTTCAACAGTAGCACCACACCATTTCAACCAGCGTAACGCTAGGGTGTTCTCAGTGTGGACCTCGTTGACGCAAGGAAGTTGGTAGTAGTTAACAATAAACTTAACCCACGCTTTGCTGGCTTTGGCAAACTCACTACCTGATTCTTTAACTAGGTCATCAGTGCAAAGCAACCAGATGTAATTGGTTTCATTCGGCATCAACGGGCCAACCCCGAAGCAAGCCAAAGGCTTCTTGGTTTTGTTGGAGCAGATAGACCATGTATGGAAATCAGTCTCAAGGCCGGCGCGTATAGCGTCTCTAGGGCGAGTCCCTGAGCTTAACAAACACTCCAGCTTGTCAATCTCCCGCATGTTATCACCTACGTCCTCGATGTCACTTGGGAGTGCAGAACGGATGTAGACGTTTTTATATTCTAGTTGAACGGGTGTGGACGTTGGCTTCGTATTCACAGGACTGGAAGTTGGCGGTAAAGGCACTTGAATTTACAATCTTAATAACAGACTCAGGTGCTGCTGTATAGATGGAAAACCTAAACTTACCTTCTTCGGAAGCTCGTGACCCCAGCGCATCTACGTTGATGTTTAAGGGACTATACGAATAGACTCTCTTGTCACGGGCGCGTGGTGTTACCTCAAGCTGGAACGATGAAGCCTCCGAAAAGAACAACGTGCCATTCCGTAGGATCAACCGAGCGAGGCCCGAGGATGTCGGAGGGTTCCCTTGCTTGAACACAGGCTCACTCAAGGTGCATTCCATGTTGTATTTAAGACCAGAGAAGCATGTCTTGTAGAAGCCCTGGATGGTGGCGGTGTTGTTGTTAATTGAAACAATGTTCAGTTTCCTTCCATCCAAGTCATACACCTCAACTACATCTCCACTCTCAGGGACGAACCCGAGGTCAATGGTGATGTCAACTGCGTCAGTAACAACACTCTGGTCAAAGGTGTGCTTCTTGAGGAGATCAAGGTGAATCGTAAAGCCTCCTGTGGTGTCATCCTCCAAGCGTAGCTCTTCAAACTTAACCTCAGAGATCACTGACTGTCCGGCCTTGTCGCCTACACAGAACAACGAACTCTTCATGAAGTGCATCCCAATGACATCAAATGGCATCGTTAGCTTGCCCCATGAACTCAGGACTTTCTCGCGTCCATTAAAGAAGTATTTGTAAAGGTAGATGTCCGTGCCTCCTGTAGCGAACGCCAAGAGTTCTTCTGAGGATGTCCCAGCAGAAAATAACACATCCCCTTTAGGGATATACGCAGGGATCTGTGTGGTGATCTCATCGGAGTCATAGACATCCGTGGTGGCGTTAAGGCTATACTCTTGGACTCCAAGGAACTCTCCACGCTCATACGGAAAGTAAACATACGATCCTACAGCAAGCGGGTCTGCGGTGGTGTCCGAGTTGTAGTTCGTGATAGCGTTGAGTGTTACCGTGTCGTTGGTCAACGGGTCGCCCTTCAAGACGAACTGACCACGGTTACCAAACAATAACAAATTCTCTTGGAATGCAATACTGCTGCGGAGGTCAGTCACGTTAGCGGTGGCAGATGTTATGTCAATCGGAGCGGTGTCCAGAAGCGTCCTTACGGTGGTCCTAAAGAAGTTGAATAGTTCAGCAGCCTCAGACAACACGATGACATCTTGGAAGATAAACCCAAAGCGGTTCTTGAAGAAGACCATGTTGTTGACCGTCTTGCCGACAAAGGAGGGGAACGGGTTGGTTTCATCGTCACCAGCTTCGCGTCTTCCCCATGAGGTAGTGTTGAGTGTGAAAGTGTTAGGCGCAGTGTTGACTAGCTGTAAAGGAAGGGTGTTAGCGTCAAAGGCAACTTCAAGGTCTGGGCCTACGTCTTCAACCCATCCACCTTCTCCAAATGCTTGTCCATCGTTACTCTCAAATCTAAGGTAGTAGTCATCCTCGTTAGCATCAGAGTCACCTCGGACTGCGATACGGAAACCGTCCGGTGCGCGAACAGGTAGGTCACTGAGAGCATCCACCTCTTTATGGATGAGTCCTAATCCAGATCCGTTGAGACCGTCGAAGGCTTCCACATAGAAGTCCCTTCCGTCCTTTCGTTGGATTACGAGTGAGCCGTCCTTGAAGGTGCTGGTGTATTTGTCTCTGAAATCCTGTGATGCGAGAGACGATGAGCTTGCGTATCCTGCTGTCTTAGTTAGACCATTAAGCGCAAGGTAAAGTTCGTTGGCGATGTTTGTAGAATCAGCGACTTTTTCTTTCTGGCTACCATTCGCATTCTCAGTCACAATAGATACTTCATCATAAGGAGGAGAGGAGGTAACAACATACGGTAAGGTGCGCCCATATTCTTCCAACGGTCCCAGAGAGGTTGCCCCTTTATTAACTAACACGACCTCGGTAACACTACCGCTTTCAATGGTGGTGGCAATCTCAGGGCGTATTGTCCATTGTAATGTCCCAAAATCCAACGTAGGCGTGTCATCCGCCAGGTATCCACTACCACCTGATACTAACGTAATGGAACTCAACGCGTAGACTACTCCTTTTTGATTCCACCATGCTAGAGACCATGTTACACTGAAGGTCGCCCCTGTCCCGCCGAAACTCCCCGTGTCACGGAACTTAAGACCATACTTCTTACCGTAGTCGCCTTGCTTGATGAACACCAAAGCGCGTGATGCGTCGAGAGCTTCGGACCTCTCCGTGCTTTTAGCTACAGTCTTGGTGGTGTTAAGGATGAACGTGCTGTCTCCAAGGGTGCGAGCCTTAAGCAGCTTGTGGGAGTCTGAAGCAGGGAAAAGAGTGTCATCCGTTGCTTTCAGTTGGAGGTAATTGTTATTGATGTTATAACCACCAGTAACACCCTCAATCGTTGCCTCCGCTCCTGTGTCCACATTGAAAGCCCTAAGAACACCTTGTCGGTCACTCTGACTCCTGTGTTCAATAACAACCACATACCGTTCGGTCGCACTGCGCTCGATGAAGTGAATCATGTCGCCTTTGTTAAAGACGTTCGCATCGGTCAGCTTCTTGATAAGCCGCGCTGGTGGACGCTTGGTGAGTCCCTTGGTGATCGTAGGAAGAGCATTAAGTTGCTCCTCGCATTGACCAGGAATCCTGACCCGAGGAGACTGTTGGCTTACTCCTTGAATCAGGTTGGGGACGGATGTGGTGATGTTAGCCATGTTAATGATTACGCAAGGTCAGTTCTACGGTTAATCCCGATGCGACTTGCGGTGTCGTAGTTGTCAAAGATGGTGCGGTCTGAGTTGGTTCCTTCGGCTTCTTCCATAGCTGCTTTAGCCATGATCTCATCCCGATAGATAAGTGCTTCAATCTCACGCGAACCAACAAGCCTGTTGGAGAACATACGGGATGCTTTGAGTGTGATGTAACGTCGAGTCTGTTCGGGAAGCTCGGTGAAGTCGAGAAGGAAGGTAACATCTACCTTGATCTCATCGATGGTGAAAGTCGTTGTGTAGTCCTTACGGTTGAACAGTTTGTTTCCTCGTTGGACCACATCATGTGTGTTGTCTACAGCGTCTACTTGAAGGACGTTCTCGGGTAACTCAATCTCGTTGGATGAGTCCGCCTCAAGCGTGTAGTCTTTAGCTGTATTGAAATGCCACCCTTCTTGTTGAACCTCACGAGAGACTTCATCAAGAATGCCTTTAGCTAGCGCCGCTGACGGGGGCAGGGCAGTTGTGTCTGCAATGGAGTTAACAGGAGATTCCGCGATGTATCCCAGCATGGTGTTAACCGCATTAAGTTCAGAAGTCAGGGTAGCCATAGTTGTTGTTATTATAAAAGAAAAAGGAAAGGGAAGGCAACACCCCCATCCCCCGAAGGGGACAGGGATGAAAACCTTGGGGTGGGATTAATCAGCGTCCTTGATTTCAAACGAAGCTTCAGGGCGAAGAACACCGTGGCCCATTGCATACTTAGCAACGAACAGGGTTCCTTGAAGCTCAAGCTTGTAATCACTCTCGGTCGCAAGGTCAAGAAGCTTGACAGTTCCGACAGCAGACGGGTGTCCACCAATGATGAAGGTCTTGGAGAGGTCACCGTTGTATCCGGTTCCGCTGCCTCCGAAGACATCGTTGTTAGAGGTATCGTCATCTTGGTCCTGTGAAGCCTCAGCGACAGCAACGTCAGCAAGGTGGTTGGACTTGAAGATGCGAAGACCAGCAACCATTGGAAGCGATCCAGTAGCAACGTCACCACGACCACCGAAGTCACGGTTGATTACATCTTCGCCAGACTGGAGAAGCTTGTAGTAATCACCAGGCTTCAAGATAGCGTAACGCTGTCCATCGTTCGGGATGTCGTTCTCATCCAACTTCTGAGCAGCCTCAAAGAGCTTCTCTTGGATGACAGCAGCACTGAAGTCAGCAGCCTCACCTCCGTCGATAGCGATGCCAGCTTTACCGCCACTGATAGTGGTAGCAGAACGAGCAGCAGCAACGAGAGTCTTCATGGTCGCAACATCGAAACGCTTGGCAAGAGCCTTACCGAGTTCCTTAGCGTAAATGCTACGGACATCGTAATGGTTCTTAAGCTCATCAATGTTAGAGATGAAGGTGGAAGCAAGGAGAACATCATCAATCGTGATGACCTTCTCAGCGTGCTTAACAGAACTGAGATAACTGTTTCCAGCGTCAGCAATGTTTTCTCCAGCCGTGTGGTATTTAGCAGTCGCAATTCCAGTTACAGGGAACTGAGCAGACTTTCCGTTAGAGATGGTGCGGATCGTGTGAAGACCCTTCATAACATTCATCTCTTCAAAGGTGGTCAGGATTTCTCCTGAGAACACCTTCAAGAACAACGCATCGACATCGCCGGACGCGTTGATTTGTCCCAAGCGGGACGCAGTAGTATTTCCGTTAGCCATAATATATGGTTTCTATTTTTGTTTTTGGTTTGGGGTGTCCTCAATCAAATTTATCCAGTGGTCGGGTTCAGAGTTATTGATTGTCCACCTCGGTGGGTCTCATCTTCGGCCTCGTTACGGAGTCTATCGTTATGATGACGGTTGTTGTTTTAACACCACCAAGCTAGTAATGCAGCTTGTAACAATGGTGAAAGTTGTATCTTCAAAGTCATCTATGTGGGTTTGCCACGAAGCGACTGTGATGTAATGCTCGCCTTGGTCGATAACACAACCATAGACGGTGCATAAAATTGGACCATCTTCGCTGTCTTGCGCGTGGTCTAAAAAATCTATTTGAACGATGTCACCTGTCACGACTTCTTCTTCGCAGTCGCAGCACGTTGAGGAATGCTTAGGGATCTCGCTTTCGATAATGGAAGACATTCAAAACTTGAATTAAATAACAACACTACTTTCAACCACCCTTGGTCTTCTTAAGCTTCAAGCCAGAGCGTTTGACTGCCTTCTTTGCGGCTTGCTTTCCTTCGGCGGTATACGGGTATTTCTTCTTTCCTACTTTGGGCATTTTGGTTGTTGTTGTTATTGTTGTTAAAAATTATCAGCACTTCCACCGTCTGAGTGCTAAGGCTTTCCTTGTGGAACGACCTTTAGAATCCTTCATCGGTCCTTTAACACCTGACATACGCGCACAAAAAGACCGCTTCCTTGGTCCTCCCTCTGGTTGCGGTCTCTTAAGATTACTACCTGTCTTTTGGTTGTAGTGTTTTCTCCCTTTCTCAGTCAGTCCTCCTTTTTCGGACTTGTGTTCTTTTCTAAGGGACAATCCTTTTCGTTTACTGGGCATCGTTCTCTAGGTCGTTGATGTAGTGAAGTATCTCCCCCAATGTTCTTTTCTCTTCGAGACTGAACTGATGTTGATCCAGTTTCTCGAAAAACTCGGGGAGCCTTGGCGGACGAAGAGTCGGAGCGCATCCAGTCATCAATAACATCACGCATGTCGCTATGCCTACGACGGTATAACTCTTCTTCATAGCTGTCTAAAAGACCGCGAAGTGCCTCTGCTACTTTTGGGAATGATATAAGTAGTTTTAGGAGTAGTAGAGACAACTTCACGGCTATAAGTGTTAGTCCTTTGCTCGCCCGATGTTCAACGCGAGCCAGTCCACGATGCGGTAAGCCTTACCAACCCAAGTGTCATCTTGGGGTGTAGGAGTTAACGCAGCGATAGCACTAGCGGCTGTCACAATGGCGGTAGCGATCCCGATGAGTTCTGTAGAGTTCTCCAGGATGTAGTTAATGATGTTAGACATATTGTTGTGGGGGTTATGGGGTTACGGCAATGCGAGCTTCAACACTTCTACGGTAGCCTTCGTCGTTGTCATAACGAGGGTCAGCCATAGATTGAGTCATCTCGTAGCTAGATCCAAAGGGAACCGCAAGAGCGTTACCAGCAGTGCCTCCTTGGACAAGAGCTACAGGATCTCCTCCGTCAGCTACATAGCGAGCATAGAGACCTCGGATAGCCATCGCAGCGGCATCACGATCTCCACTCTCTACGGTGCTGTTGTAGACCGTTTGTTCTTGGTCGGTGAGAGCGGTGGATGCCCAATCGGACATAGCGTCATAATTATCTGGTCCACCAATCTCCGCTTGAAGAGACTCTTGTTGTTGGGTTTGAAGTGCCTCGAAACCTTGGACATAGGTGTCAACAACATCCCTGCTTAAGCCAGCTTCTTCAAGACTCTGGTAGGCTGAGTCGGATAACGTCCCATTCTCGTAGTATTCGTCAGATGCTGCTGTCACGACCTCACCCATTGCGGGTGTCGCTTCAGCTTCCTCCGAGTTGTCTTCGGACTGTTCGTTGTTGTTGTTATCGTGGAAGCGTTGCTCCAGTTGTCCGTAGGCTTCAGCCATAGACTCGGGGCTATCGAACTTCTCGGGGAGCCACTCAGGGCGTTCCGGTGGTGTTTCCGTTGGGGTTTCCTCGGGTTGTTGTGGCGGCTGCTGTTGGGCGCGTTGTTCTTGCGCTTCCTCTTGCATTGCGGCTTGCTGCTCCAAAGAGATATTCTCCTCGGGGGTCGGGTCGTTGTATGTTACGGATTCCATTACTGTTCAGGTGGTTCAACCTCCGGCATGTTACCCGCTAACGACTGATCGTTCAAGGCTTTAATGCCAGCGGGGCCGAGCTTCTCACTGAGAGCTTGCATTTGCGCCATCTGTTGCTCCTGTTGCATCTGTTCAGAACTCTTGATGAGTCCCTCAGTCTTGATGCCGAGAGCGGTAGCGCGTCTTTTAAAGTAGTCTTCAACATTAACAAACTGTCCAATAGCCTGTGGGCCAACCACTTGGGCAGCACCAGCAAGGAAGAGATCAAGCTTAGAGAGATCGTTACCACGACCAAGAGCCTCTACACCTGTAACAATCACAGGCTTCACTAGGTCTTTAGGCAGCTTAGGAAGCGTCTTCTTCTTCTGCATCACCATCATAATGCGTGTCACCAAGGGCAACTGCATCTCACTGGCAAGGAGGCTATACATACCTCCAAGGGAAGTCTCTAGCTCTTGTGAAAGCATTCGGATCTCCTCGGCGGTAACACGTTCAGCCTGTCGAACCACACCGGATGTCAGAAGGAATGCTCCACCGAGACGGTCTTTGATGGCTTCTACTGTGACTTGAGCCGTGCGGAAGTCGTTGAACTTACCAAGCTGTAAGGTGCTGACATCCGCTGCACTCCCTTGAACAATCGCACCGTTGGGGCTTTCAGCCAGCGTCCGTGCGCGTGTAGTCCCGTTGGGGTTCACAAGGAATAACACCTTGGCTGCTGCGGCTGATCCTTCGACAATCGCTCTGGTCAACGCTTCAAGACTCTGGATGTCACCGAGGTATTCCTCAACGAACCCACGCCCGTAAGCCTCCCCGTCAATCCTCGAAAGTCGCAAGGGGATGAACGGATTGCGATCCTTGGGAACCTTACCACCAGCACCAGGGATGTTAACACCATTAACGTCTTGGCGTATGTGCCACGATCCTTTGATCAGGCAGCATGAGGTGTAGAGATCGAGCTTGCTTTCGGCGGTGTCGAGGTTGGGGTCGCCTTGGACAAGAGCCGCTTGGACTTCTTCGGGAAGCGTAGAGAATGCAAGGGTTTCCTTTGTAGCGATCTTAAGGAGGTTCCCCATCGGGTCTCTCTCAACAACAAACCTATCAAGGTGGAACACACGGAGTCCTCCGCTGTCCGGTAGATACAGGAGTGCGTTGCCGGTAATGATGAGATGCTTGAGAGCTTCGTGGATTGTTACCCGATAGGCTCCGAGGCTTACCTCATCCATAACCAAACCTTCAAGGGCTTGCAGGGATGATTCGATCTCACTTAAGAGTTCTGGTGGGGTCTCCTCTTCTGCTAGCTTACGCTGGTCAGCCTGTAGGCGAAAGAAGGGAGCATTAGGGGGAAGTAAAGCTAAGAGCAGCTTCGATGAAAGATTGTTAACACCACGGGAACCAACACCACTGAAGGGAGTATCAAGGCGACTGTGTGGACCGAAGCCTTCCTCGGGCATGACATACGGAAGGGTCAGCTTGGAGCATGCCCGTGCGCGATCAAGGTATTGATAACGATCCCCCTCAAGGCGGGTGTATGTTTGTTGGGCGGTTTCGGTCATCATTATGGTGTGATTGGTTCAAGGTCGTCAAGATCAGGCAACAGGTCGTCAAGGTCAGGCAACAGGTCTTCGTCTTCGGGTTCCAACGCGAGCCATTCTTGTTCGGTCACGATGGACAGAACTCCTTGCTCAATGTAAGGCTGGAGGGCAGCAAGGTCATCCGAGGTCACTCTCCATGTCTCAAGACGTAGCATTAGCCGACCACTTTCGTCGTTAGCCACTTGGAGATCCTCGGCTGGGGGTAGACCTCGCAGGGTGGAGGCTTTAGCACCGCCGATGGGATAACCTCTGCTCTCGTCAACGTAGCCAGAGAGGGCAGGGTAGGCTTCCGGTAAGGCAAGGAAAAATAACCATCCGGTGTCCAACTGATCCTGTTCAAGTTCAGTGAGTGGTTCGTCGCTGTAGTCTTCTTCGGGCATATTACTGGATTACTGAGTTGATTGAGATGGCCCAATTCTTAGATTTGAGACCGGTGATTGCCGTGGAGGTTGCGGATGACAACGTGGTTCCATCGTAGTCGATGTCGATTGTGTTGTCTGCCAGCTGAGTGCCTCCGCTTGCTCCTGTGTTGGTTCCGTAGACTCCGCTGGTATCGAGGGATGTTAGGATGTTTTCCACAGACTGAGCGGTGAGGGATGTGCAGCCGTCCCATGTGAGGTTGAAGACTGCGCTGTTTACAGAAGCGGGAGACCAGCTATCGAAGAATCCTGATGGGAACGTGGTGAGGGAGTTGCAGCCAAACCATGCGTATTCGAATCGCGCCCCTGATGAAGTGTTGATTAAGGGGAAGGATGTGAGGGATGTGCAGCCATACCATGCTTGATTGAAGTTTGTCCCCGATGAAGTGTTGATCGCTGGGAATGATGTAAGAGATGAGCAGGAACGCCATGCTCGAAAGAAGCTCTCCCCTGATGAAGTGTCGATCAGCGGGAAGGATGTGAGGGAGAGACAGTTATACCATGTCTCAGCGAAGCTCGTCCCCGAAGAAGTGTTAATCAGCGAGAAGGAGGTGAGTGGGGAGCAGTCACGCCATGCGTTGGTGAAGTTCGTCACACTCCCAAATGCACTCCTCGCTGCTGCCCCTTTATCGACAAAATACGCTTCGATGTTTGTTATCTCAGAGTCGCTCAACTGCGAAGGCGTGATAAGGTAGCCAATGACATTCTTCAAGAAACCGTAATTAGGCGTTGTTGCCACCCCACGCGCTTGCAGGTCGTATTGCGTAGATGCATCAAGGG